TTTCCCCACCCAGTAGACATTTATGAAAACAAAGACGGACTCCATTTTGAAGTGGCTTGTACTGGTCTAACTAAAGAAGATGTTGAATTAAATATTGAGGGTGATGTATTAAAAATCGCTTATAATAAAAATGAAGATGATAGTTGTTGCAATATAAATGATTGTAATTACATCAAACGAGGAATCGCTCGTCGTTCATTTAATTTAGGTTATAAAATAGCTAACAAGTTTGATTTAACTAAAGCTGAGGCTGAAATGAAAAATGGCTTGTTAAAAATTTCAATTCCATTTGCTGAAGAAGCAAAACCAAAAACATTAACAATTAAGTAAAACCCGTTCTCCTAAGGTTTCACAGGTTATGAAAATGCATCTAATTAAAACTAATGATGATATCTTGTATCAAGTAATTCATCAAGAACCAGAAACAAAACAAATTGATGTTGAAAAACTAAAAATTAAACATCTATGTAACACTGTCTTTAGAAAAGATGGGTTATATTGGTTTGTTAGAAAAATAGAAGAAGCTCAAATCATTGAGGAAAATTTGGACAATTAAAAAAATTATGTTAAATTACAATTATGACTAAAGAAAAAGAATACGCACGTACTATCACTGACCCATTAATGGAACCTTATTTTATTTCCATAGACAGCAGTTGTGTAACTGTAAATGTAAAAGTTGTACCTGACTCCCGTTATACTGACTCAACTGTAGAATATGTTAAAGCAGTAGGACATTTCAGCCAAATTAGTACAGCTCTAAAAACAATTATTAGGGAAAAAACAAATGGTAAATCATATGAATCATTGAGAGACTATATGGATGAGTATAGAGCTATCACTGAGGATTTAAATCAAATATTAAACTTTTAAAATATGTTAGAAGCAATTTATAATTCAGTTATTGTAAAACCCCTTGAATCTGAGGAAACCTCATATGGTGGAATCATTGTTCCTGATTTGGGTAATGAAAAAAACAAAATGGGAGAAATTATCTCAGTAGGTAAAGGATATTATTCAGCTACTGGTAATTGGGTTCCCACTATGTTGAATGTAGGAGATGTAGTTGTGTTACCAACTATGGGATTTAGTAAATTAGAACATGAAGGTGAAGAGTATTGGTTGGGCCCTGAAAATCAAATTTTGGCTCGTACCGCTACCTCAATCCAAGATGTACTTGAACAAACAGAACCTTTTGAAGAAGAATAATTATGAGTAAAGTTATAGAATTTGGCCCTGAGGCACGTAAAAAAATGATTGATGGTATCGACAAACTAGCTGATGCCGTAACAGCAACTTTAGGTCCTAATGGACGTAATGTAGTTATTGCTAATGGAGGTATTCCTCAAAGTACTAAAGATGGAGTAACAGTAGCAAAATCAATCTCATTAGAAGATCCAATTGAGGAATTGGGTGTACAATTAGTTAAACAAGCAGCTATTAAAACAGCTGACAATGCTGGTGATGGTACTACTACTTCAACTTTGTTGGCTCGTGAAATGGCTAAACAAGGTCTTAAATATCTTAACCATGGTGAAAACGCAGTTGAGATTAAACGTAATATTGATCAAGCAGTTAAAGATGTAGTTGAACATCTCCGAGGTGAAATCAAAGAAGACATCTCTTCAGAAGACCAACTTAAACAAATTGCAACCATTTCAGCAAATAATGATCCTGAAGTAGGAGAATTGATTGCTACAGCAATGCAAAAAGTAGGTCGTGAAGGAGTTGTATTTATTGAAGAGTCTAAAAATGGAGAAACATATCTTGAAACAGTAGAAGGTATGCAATTTGATAGAGGTTATAAATCACCTTATTTTGTAACAGATAATAATTCAATGAGTACTACTTTGAATGATGCTTTGATTTTGATTGCTGATAAAAAGTTTACTCAAGTAAAAGAATTGTTGCCTATTCTGGAAGCAGTTTCAAACCAAAATAAACCATTGGTTTTGATTGCTGAAGATATTGATGGTGAAGCACTTGCTACATTGATTGTAAACAAAGCAAGAGGTATTTTGAAAGTTGTAGCTGTTAAAGCTCCTGACTTTGGAGACCGTCGTAAATTGATTCTTGAAGACATTGCCACTCTAACAGGCGGACAAGTATTCAGTACTGAAAAAGGAATGAAACTTGATAAGTTTAGTTGGGATTGGTTTGGTCAAGCTCGAGTAGTGACTGTAGGTAAAGAAGAAACAACAATTGTTGATGGTAAAGGAGACACTGATAAGATTCAAGCACGTATTGAAGAACTCCAAACCCAAATTGATAAATCAGTTTCACCATATGAAAAAGAAAAACTCCAAGAACGTTTGGCTAAATTTATTGGTGGTGTAGCAGTTGTTCATGTTGGTGGTTTTACTGAAGCTGAAATGCGTGAGAAAAAAGATCGTGTTGATGATGCTTTACAAGCTACAAAAGCCGCTTTAGAAGAAGGTATTGTACCTGGTGGAGGAATGGCTTTATTGCACTCCCGAAATGGTATTAAAAATATTAACACTATTGGAGGAAGAATTGTTTATAATGCCTGCGCTGAATCATTTAAGAAAATTTTAGCTAATGCTGGTTATGAACAAGAAGATATCTATAATGCCTTATCTGGAGCAACAGGAGGTGATTATTGGTATGGATTTAATTTAGCTGAAGAAGATTTCTGTGATATGAGAGAAATTGGAGTAATTGATCCAGCTAAAGTAACCCGTACAGCACTTGAAAACGCAGCTTCAGTCGCTGGTACTATTTTGTTAACAGAAGCTGTTGTAGTTGACAAACCAGAAGATAAAAAAGAAGACGCTGGTTTTGGTGACATGATGGGAATGATGTAAACTATGCAAACAGAAATTGTAGAAAAATTAGTTGAAATTGCAGACCGAATGCCACCAGGCGATAAGTGGAAGGTTAAGGGGGTTGAAGAAATTCAATCTTCCTTAACTGACGCTCTAGAGGCATGGTTTCAAGTAGCAACAGTTAAACCTAAAGCGTTTCGACTAGGTTTGGCTGAGGGTAAATTATATGCTATATTAACATCCGAACAAGAAATCAAAGAACCAGAACCAAAGAAATTTAGCATATATGGCGATTACTAAAAGAGAACATTCATTGTGGGTTGAAAAATATCGTTCTAATGATCTTTCTACATATGTAGGAAACGAACAAATAAAGGGTACTATTTCTAAGTACCTAGAACAAAATGATATCCAAAATTTTATTTTCTATGGTCCAGCCGGAACTGGCAAAACTACTCTTGCTAAACTCATTGTTAATAATCTTGACTGCGATTTTCTCTATATTAATGCTTCCGATGAACGTGGTATTGATACTATTAGGGATAAGGTCCAGGGTTTCTCGTCTGTGGCGTCTTTTAAGCCACTCAAAGTTGTCATCTTGGATGAGGCTGATTTCCTTACTATTCAAGCTCAGGCGTCGTTAAGAAACATTATTGAGACATTTTCCCGCACAACAAGATTTATATTGACGTGTAATTATATTGAAAGAATTATAGATCCACTTCAATCACGTTGTCAAGTACTTAAAATTGTTCCTCCATCTAAACAAGACATTGTTTGGCATCTCGTAGACATTCTTAATAAAGAAAACATTAGTTGTGGAGCAGATGATTTTAAATTAATTGTTAATCAATTCTACCCCGATGTACGTAAAATGCTTAACTCATTACAAATGAGTGTAGTAGAAGATAAAATTGTTATAGACAATAGTGTATTAGTATCTAGTAATTATAAAAATCAAATTCTTAAAGAGTTATGTAAACCAACTTCTAAATCATTTAATAACATCAGACAGATTATAGCTGACTCTGGAGTTAGTGATTTTGAAGAACTATTTAGATTTTTATTTGAAAATGTGGACAAATATACCTCTACTGAAGCAGGTATGGTTATTATCTATATTGAAGAATATCAATATCATTCTAATTTTAGGATTGATAAAGAAATCAATATAATGGCTCTTATTTCTCGAATATTATCTGTTATTGAAAAAAGAGTATTATGAGACAATTTCTAAAGTTCACTACAATTTGGATTAGCCAAAACTTAGCCATACCTTTCTGGATGGTAGGTCATGTCCATTTGATGACAACTGTGTATCAAGATATACATGAAATCATTATGAGTATGGGTATGAATATTGTAGTAGCAATAGGATTTATTTTAGACTATAAACAAAACAAAAACAATGAAAAATAATCAAATGAACATTAACTTAGATTTATCTAAGACAACAACTGTAGAAACTTCAACAGGTAAAAAAGTATGGAGCCAAGGAGTTATTATCCGTAAAGTATCTCGCTTTGTAGTTGGAGCAGATGAAGATGCTTTAGTACCAATCCCAGTATTTTATGACGCTGAAACAGGAGAAATTTTGACTGAGACTTTACCTAAGGAGTTAAGAGAAGAATATACAAATGTCAATCTTTGATTGGTTAAAACAAATTACAACTGATAAAAAACCTTGGTCATCTTTCACAAAAGATCAACAAGAATCATTCAATTCTTACATGGTTCATCGGTTTGTAAGTATGTATGAGGGATACACTGAGGTCGCTAATCATGGCCAAAGAATCCCATATCCTGAAAAGGAAAAAACCTACAAGTACTACTGCACCATGTTACCTAAAAGAAATATATTCCTCAAGTATGTTAAGTCTTCTCAAAAAAGACCAAGCAAAGATTTATTACAATACATAGCTGATTACTATGTTGTGTCTCTAGGAGAAGCTGAAGATTTTATTTATCTTCTAAAACGAGAAGGAATAGAACACGTTCTTGAAAAGTCAGGAGTTGACAATAAGGAAATTAAAAGGTTATTAAAAGAAATTAAATGAGAGAAAAAATTATTAAAGCTTTAAAATCACATGCTCAAGGGCATATTGATAAACATTTAGCCAATGTTGAAGTATACCTTTCTAATCCAGTTGGAGTAGGTGAACATCCTGATATTATTGAAGCAATTGAAATTGAATTAGAACAAGTAGCTAAATACCAGGATCAACTTGACATTATTGAAAAATATTTAAACAAATAAGTTATGACAAAAAATAGTGATGTTTATGGAGTTACACATGCTGATTCCTTTATCAAAGCCTTAGAGAAATCTAAACAACAATATGAGAAACAAACAGGATTTGTTCCTGACTCAATTGTTAACTCTGTTATTAATAAATTTAATGTTCGTGCTAAACAAGGTTACGAAAAATATAACAACACTTTAGATAGAGATGACTTTACAGTACTTGAGTGGATTGAAAATGCTCAAGAAGAACTAATGGATGGAATTCTCTATTTAGAAAAGTTGAAAAAAACATTAGGTGGCTAAAAAGAAAAAAATACCTGCTATTGTAAAGCAGATTAAGCAGCATAACTTAAGAGAAGTTAACTATGCTTTTGAAAAATCAATTTCATACAGCCAGTTCTCAATGTTTACTGCTTGTCCTCATAAGTGGAGTCTCCAATATAAAGACGGTTATTACCACTTTGAATCGTCTATTCATAT